GATAGAATAAACACTTTAACTAACCAATTAAAAATTTTTAGGAACAATGCTTTTAATGCTCTTGCTGATATTGGAAAGAGCATAGCTCCAGAACTTAAAGAAACTCTAAATACTCTAAAAGAGTTTGCTGGAAAAGTAGCTAATTTCATAAAAGAAAATCCTAAGCTAGTAGCTTTTATAGTTAAGATGGTTGCAGGATTTGCAGCAATGAATTTAGGAATGGGTATTGCTAACAAATTGTTATTAGGACCATTTGCAAAAGGTGTAGGTTGGTTGTATAAATTCGGTGCTTTCAAGAGCAAAGGTGGATTATTCTTTGCTTTAAAGAAGACATTTCCACTAGCTAGTAAACTGTTTGGGACATTTTCTAAGATTGGAACTTTTTTAGGTGGAAAATTTATAAGAGCATTGAAATTAGTAGGAACCGCTTTAAAACTTGTGTTTACAGGAAATCCTGTTGGATTACTAATAGTTGCAATTGTAGCTGTAATTGCGATTTTTGTAGTTTTATACAAGAAATTTGAATGGTTTAGAAATGGAGTTAAACTTATCTTTGGTGGATTCATAGAATATATAAAAGGGCTATGCAAAATTGTAGTTGGCATATTTACTTTAAATGGAGATATGATAAAAGAAGGATTCCACAATGTAATAAATGGAGTTAAGAAAATATTTTCAGGGGTAGTTCACATAGTTAAGAATGTATGGAAGATTGTGAAAGATAATCTTAAATCTATATGGGATTGGATAAAGACTAAGTTCAAAGAGATCTGGGCTAAAATTAAAGAATATAGTGTTATGTTTATTCCATTTGTTGGGGTTTTTATACTGTTGTACAAGAAATGTGAATGGTTTAGAAACGGAGTCAATGCTATTTGGATAGCTATAAAAAATACATTCACTAATACTTGGCAATGGATTAAAGATAAATTCCATAATTTAATTGGAATCGCTTCTAATGCTTGGACTAGTTTAAAAGATAGTGCTATAAATAGTCTTGAATATTTGAAAAAACCTTTTAAAGAATTTTTTGACTGGTTGATAAATAAATGGGAAAGTATTAAAAACTTTGGTTCTAAATTAAATCCTTTTAACTGGTTTAAAGGAGATGGAGAAGTAGCCCAAAACTACTCTGGAACTAACTACTTTGGTGGTGGACTTACAACTCTTGCTGAGAGAGGTGCTGAACTTGTAGAAATGAATAACAGCTCTTACTTAGTAAATTCCCCAACTATGGCTAATTTACCTCGTGGAGCTAGAATTCTTAACAATTCACAAACTAGAAGCTCTTTGTCTTCAAGAGTATCATCATTAAAAGATAGAATTAGAAGTATTTCAAATGACTCAAGAACAGTTGTGGGTGGAGATACAATAACTATCAACATTAATGGCGGTTCTAGAAATGCTACAGACATTGCTAGAGAAGTTAAAAGAGTACTTGAAGAAATACATAGTAAGAAAAGAAGGACGGCGATAGTATGAAAAAAGTAAAAGTTTATAAAACAGAGAGTGGGGATACTTGGGACTTGATAAGTTATAAATTATATGGTTCAGAACAGTATTTTCACCAACTTATGAGAGCTAATCTTAATCTTTTATCAATCGCTGTTTTTGATTCTAATATTCCTATCATAGTGCCTGAAATTACACCTATCGCAAGTGCTGTAGAAACATCTAAACTACCACCATGGAAAAGATAAAGTGTAGTAATATTGATTTTATAAAAGATTTATAGTACAATAGGTATTATAATTTTATTAGGAGGGCATTATATGAAAAAAGTTTTGTATGGAGTAGTTGGGGTAATTATTGCTATATTTTTGATAGGTACTTTTGCTGGAGGAGATAGTGGATCTAAATCTAATTCTGAATCTGCTAAAACCGAAAATACCGATGTATCAAATAATTATGCAAGTGTTGGGCAAACTGTTAAGGATGACTATTTTGAAGTAACTGTTAATTCTGTTGAAGTTGTAAATAGTAAAAAAATTAGTGACTTTGAAGAGTTAAAAGCTGAAAAAGATACAAAGTATTTAATAATCAATGTTACTTTCAAAAACACTGACAAGGAAAGTAGAATGGTTGTGGATGGATCAGTATTTATAAATTACAATGGAACAGAATATGAATATGACCACACTGAAACTATTTTAGAAGACGGATGGGGGCTATTTTTAGATCAATTAAATCCTTTAACAGCTAAGACAACTAATATAGTTTATAAAATCCCAGCAGAAATAACAGGAGATGTAATATATAAACCTGGAAGAGGATCATCTGAATTTTATTTAGGGGCTATAAAATAAGAAAGGAGATTTAAAATGGCAACAGTAGAAAATACATATGTTAATAAATCAGAACCTTATGAACCTGCTTATGTCCTAAGAAAGTTAGGTAAGAGCCAAAATAATGCTAATATAGAAATGGTGGAGGATTTAATAGATACATACAAAAAAGAAAAAGGGGCAGCAAGAACAGATAGAGATGATTTCATAGAGTGGATTAAAGAAAATTATGATATAGATATTTTATTTAGTGATTAAATCTACAAAGAGCAGTATAAAAGCTGCTCTTTTTTTATTGCAAAAAAGGAGGGTCGATTGAAATGGGATAGCTAGAAATATAAAAATAATAGTCTTTTTTGAAGGAGTAGACATCACAGAAGAAATACAGCCAAGTATCTCGTCTATGACTTACACAGATAACTCAAAAAATGCTGTAGATGATTTAGAGTTAGACCTGGAAAATTTAGATTATAGATGGCTTAATGAATGGTATCCTGACGAAAATTCAAGGCTATTAGTTGGAATCCAACAAAATGAAAATGGTAAATCTAAATTCTTAGACCTTGGAATTTTCTATGTAGATGAGCCTACTTTTAATAATCAAAGACTTTCTCTCAAATGCCTGGCATTGCCATTAGACCAAACTATCAGAGAGCAGGTTAATAGTGTAGCTTGGGAGAAAATAACTCTATCAGAACTTCTATCTAAAATAGCAACTAAACATGAGTTAAGTTATGAGCTGCATTGTGATAATGCCTTCTTTGATAGATTAGACCAGGACAGAGAAACAGATTTAGGATTTTTAAAAAGAATTCTATCTGAAACAGCTCTAAGTTTGAAAGTTACTGATGATAAGCTAATAGTCTTTAATGATGATACATTAATTGATAACGATAATATCGATATCTTTAATATTAAAGATTTTCGTATTAGAAGCTTTACACTAAAGAAGAAAAATCAAGGAGTTTACGACAAAGTCGAGGTTAGTTATTATGATGCGGATAAAAAGAAACACATTGTTGAGACTATTACAAAAGAAGAACTTGAGAAGAGAAATGAGGTAAAAAATGCTTGATGATGGAGGATATATAGCTTTTAAAGAGAAAGCAGATAAAACAAAAACTAAAAAAAGAGTTAAAAAAGCTAAGACAAAAAAGATTAAAACTAAAGGGAAATCTCAAGCTAAGAAGGTGGCCGAGAAAACTTTAAAGGACAGTTTAAAGCAAGAATACTCTATAAACTTAACGGTTGATGGAGATGTTAAATACTGTGCAGGTTGCATTATAGAACTAGATGACAGTTTTGGTAGATTTGCTGGACGATATGTAGTTGATAAAGTTACACACAATATTGATGGAGACTACACATGTGATATTGAAGCTTTTAAAGTTGGAGCTAGACAAAATGCAGAAGAGAGAGCAAAAGCAATTGATAAAGCTAAAAAAGCTAAGGCAGAGAAAGAAAAGGCTAAAACTGCAAATACAAGAAAAAAAGAAAGAGAAACAAAAAAAGCAAATAAGATTAAAAATAAAAAGGTGGTGGGTAAGAATGCTGGATATCTTGAAGCAAGGGGAAGTAAATGATATAGACATAGCAAATGGTAAAGCAAGAGTTATATTTCCTGATAGAGATAATAAAATTTCAGATTGGTTAAATATCCTGGTTCCATTCTCAGAATCACATTCAGATAATTATCATCTTGAAACAGGGCAAACAGTTATAGTCTTATCATTACCTGACATGATGGAGCAAGGTTACATCTTAGGTTGCCCTATGAGACCATCAGGAATTTCTGAAGGAGAAGTAAAAAGGACATTCTCAGATGGTGGTTTTTATTCTTACAAAGATGGAGTTTTAACCCTATCTCCTATCACTAAAGTAGTTATTACAGCAGATGTTGAGTTAAAAAAGACATTAACTGTAGATGGAAATACCACTTTTAAAGCCGATACTAATACTAAAGGTACTGCTATGCTAGGAAACATCAATCTTAATAAGCATACTCACTCAGGAATACAGCCTGGAAACAGTAAGACAGGAGGTCCATCATGATAGGAAGTTTGGGAGACATAATTTTTTATGCTAGTGACTTAAATGTTTTTTCTTTAAAGAAGGAATTATCGAGAAGTAGAAAAGCCAAAATTACTCAACATGAGCCAATTTATGGCATTGGGAAAGTAAGACAGCAAGGTAGAGAATTAATGGAAGTTAGCTTGTCTATAGAATTAATAGCAGGACTTACTAAGGCTCCTAGTCTACATTTACAAATGTTAAAAGATTTCATGGAGTTAGGGAAATTTGCTCCTCTAATACTTGGGTATCACGTAATAGGAGAGTTTCCATTTCTAATAACTGGGATAGACGAAACACTATCACATTTCAATGCTGCAACAGGAGAGTTTGACTATATCAACTTAGATATAACTTTACTGGAGTATGTAGATGACCCTTTACAGTATCAAAAAAAGATAGAGTATAGGCAAACAGCTAAGACTTTTCTTGGAGTTGAGTATGAGGACACTGTAAAAAATCTACAAAAGAAGGTGTTTAAGCTATGATATATTTGATAAATTCTAAAGATGATATAAATTACAACCCACAAAATGAGATAGAAGATGTGGTAAGAAATGTACATATGATTCTAAGGGTTACAAAAGAAGAACAGCCGTTAATAAGAGATTTTTCTTTAGATAGTGATATGGTTGACAAGAACATTCCTGTTATTAAGAACAAGCTAATTGGCTTGTTAATGACTAATTTAAAGAAGTATGAACCAAGAGCACTGCTTAAAAATTTAGATCTAAAATTAGAAAATAATGACTTAGAAATAACGCTAGAAATAGAGGTGATTGTATGATAGATGATACTTATGAAATATTAAATGCAAATGCTGAAGAACTGAGACAGCAAATGCAAGAAAAGTTTGAAGAACTTAGTGGAAGGCAAATCTCTAAGTACTCTCCAGAAGGGCTTATCTTTGCTAGTGTTGCATATCTAATAGCAATGAGAGAAGAAAACTACAATGATAATCTAAAGCAGAATTACTTAAAATATGCTAGAGATTATAGACTAGATTTGTTAGGAGATAGATATGGAGATAGAGGATTAAGACTCGAAGAGCAATATGCTAAAGCTACTTTTAGATTTTCTATCATATCTACTAAGCAAAAGAAGATAGTAATCCCAAAAGGAAGCTTGATTAGATATAACGACCTTTATTTTGAAACAAATGAAGAGTATTCTATAGCAGAAAATACTTTATTTGTAGACGGAATTGCTACGTGCAAAACACCAGGAACAATAGGAAATAATATTCCTATTGGGCATATCAATACAATGGTTGACTTATATCCTTACTTTTCTAAAGTAGAAAATATCACTGTTTCTAATGGGGGTACAGACTTGGAAGAAGATGAAGTGTATAGAGAAAGATTAAGACTTGTACCTGACTCTTTTTCTGTTGCAGGTTCAGAAGGGGCTTATGTGTTCTGGACATTGTCTACATCTCCAGAGATAGTTGATGTTACTGTTAAAAGTCCGAAGCCTTGCGAAGTTGATATTTATGTTCTTACAAAAGATGGGGTTCCTTCTGAAGAGTTGAGAAATCAAGTTTTAAAGGTTGTGAACTCAGATGAAATAAGACCTTTAACAGATAAAGTCACTATCAAAAGTCCAGATGTAATAGACTACAGGGTTGAATTTGATTATTACATAAATAAAGCAGATGAAATTAATATTAACTCTATAAAAGCTAAGGTACAAACAGCTGTAAATGAGTATATAAAATGGCAAAAAAACAAATTAGGTAGAGATATTATTCCAGATGAACTAATCAAAAGATTAAAACTTGCTGGAGTAAAAAGAACTGTTATCACTTCTCCAACTTATGCAAAACTAGAGCCACATCAGTTTGCTAAATGTAATGCTAATATAGTAGTCAATTATCTAGGAGTTGAAGACATATGATATTAATAGATGACTTGAAATTAACAGATATTGCTGCAATATCTACATTAGATGATGCGACAACAAGATGGATTTATGAGTCTATAGACTTTGTCTTGAGAGGTAGAAATTCTATCATAAATAGTGAATTAAAGAAGCTAGAGATTATAGATTTGATGAATGAGCAAGAGATTAATATGCTCTTATGGGAATACTCTATCTACACTAAAAATGCAACTCTTGAAGAAAAGAAAAAGATAGTTAAAAGGGCTATATTTTCTAAAATTAATATGGGTACAACTAAGGTATTAAAAGATGTGTGTGGACTACTCTATAAAGGCTTTGATGTAAAAGAATGGACTGCTTACAATGGTAGACCTGGTACTTTTAGAATCTATACGGATAAGAAAATAATAGATCCTGGAGAGTACAGAGAATTAATGGAAAACATAGAAGCTAATAAGAACGTTAGAAGTCATTTAGACTATATAGAGCTGAAGCAGATAAACACATCTAAATACTATATATCTGGTTTTAAAGAAGTAACATTATTAGCAACTAAGGAAAATAAAAAGAAAGACTTTACTGTAAATAACGCTATTTATATAAAAGGATACAAGCAAATAATAGGAGGTATGACTAAATGAAATTTAATGGAATAACTAAAAAAGGTAGAGAATACTTGGCTAAAATTCAGGCAGAGAACAAGCCTATTAACTTTTCTAAGATTAAAATAGGTGATGGTAGACTAGATAACTATGATAACCCAGCAGAACTAGAGCACTTGATTAATCATAAAGTTGATAAAGGAATTCTGACTTTAAACCAGGAACATGACACAGTTATCTTAACAACAAATATAGATAATGTAAGTCTTAGAACTGGGTATTATCCAAGAGAAATAGGGGTGTTTGTTAATGATAATGGGCAAGAGATAATGTACTATTATATGAATGATGGAGATGAAACTTCTTGGATTCCACCAGAGACAGATGGACCATTTAAGATAGAATTAAAGTTAAACTTAATAGCATCTAATGCTCAGTCTATAATAGTGCAAGGCTCAGGAGGAGAACTGTACATCACAAAAGAATTTTTAGAAACTAACTATACTCAAAAAGGCGGGTATACAGGAACAGCTCAAGAAATTGATGATAGAGTAATTTCTGCACTTGGAAAAGAAGATGGGAAATTCCCGTTAACAGAAGCAGTAAAAGGGAACGTATACTATTTTCCAGGTAACAAAAAATTCTACATTTGTAAAGAAGCTCAAAACAGAAGAGTGAGTGTTCCAGATGGGAATTTTGAAGAGTTATCAATATGGGAAAATCGTAAGAGATTGGAAAATCTAAACAGAAATTGGAAAATACTATGGCAAGGAATTTCACATGAGGTCCAATTTTATACTACTAACATTGGTGCAAATATAAACTTTGATAATATTTTTTCTCTAACAATTGTAGGAAATACTACTTGTACTATTCCTGGTGTTTTATTAAAAAAACTAGCAATAAATCAAGAACTTATCATTGGTCATGATAATGCAGTTAGGTCTGATGCTGTATTTTTCTTTAAAAAAATAAGTAATACATTCGGAATTTTTGGAACTAGAGGAGTCGCAGAAGATATCCACCTACACGGCTATAATACTTTAATTATAGAGTACTAATCGAACTATATTTTAGCTGGATAGCTGATAGTAAAGTAGTAAGCCCCCAGGTTATCATCCGCTTCAGATTTTATTAAATTCCCATTAGCATACAAGAAAAATGTATTAGATTTTGTATTATTTCTATAAGAAGCACTAAAATATAGAGTTTCATTTGGTCTATATTTTTCAGGAATATTAAAAATAGGCGTATTAGCTTTATTAAAAAATGCTGTACCACTATCTACTATAAGAGTTACCATGCCTGCAATTTTATAGACTTTTATAAAAGTTGCATTTGGGACATACAATCTTTCTCCCTCAAGTTTTGAGAAATTTTCCATAGTGGAAAATTTATTTAAATATTCTGAAATTTTTAAAGGTAGAGCTGCAACAAAAGGACAGGTACTAGGTAGTATTCCCAATAATTCAAAATTTATAGAAATAATAGGATTAAATTACGCTGATGATAATAATTTTTACTATTTTACTCCAATCATTTTAAGAACAGAAATTGTAAGAAATAAAGAAGTAGCAATCGCAGTAGGTATAACATCGGACGTTAGAGAATTCATATTGAGTTTTAAAAACAACATAATAACAATTACCTATTCTGCAGTTCCAAACTCTTCAGGAAATAATAACTTTATCAGTCAAGTTTTATCTATAAATGATTAAGTTAAATTTTATTTTAAAAAAGTTGTTAACTGTCCCATAAATGTATTTGTGAGAGGGTTTCTAACATCTGTAGAAGTAACCATTAAAACATTATCAACTAAAGAAAAATGCCCACTAGTTCCATTATTTCCTGTGATGGCTGTTGCAGTATTATGACAACGATAAGGTAAATTACATTTATATGTAATTCCATAACCTACTTTTTCTATATTATATGTATACGCAGCAACAAGAATTAAATTACCACACTGAAATACAGTAAATTTTATCCCAGTTGGAGTTGAATATAATTCTTGAACTTTAAATGTTGATAGATTTTCCACTTTACTATTTGGAAAATTTAATTACATTGAAGGAAAATAAAACTAAAATCAGTTTTACTCCTATTTCAAATGTCAACCTAGATAATATAAAAGAATCAGGGTACTAT